AATGAGAGGGCAACAGCCGACATCTAAACTATTCCCCTACTCGACGCCCTTCCAATCTAGGACGTCGGAGAACCTGCACATTAAAAAAAAAAAAAAAAAAACGGTTTAGCCGCGTCCTTCGGGATTGCGGCTTTTTTAATACCCGTCGCCGGGGTTAACGGGCGCAATCCGGCCTTGTCTGGGTCGATAGCGATTTTTTCGCAAGGCAACCCGCCGCCGGGGAACGGGCGTATCCGCAACTTGAAACCTGCGAGAGTGGTTCAAAATGACGACAACTGGAATTGATGATCAGACAATCGAAGACCTGACCGAAGCCGAGCTTGAAGAACTCGCTGAAGCTGGCCGTATCACCGATGATGGTGAGATTCTGCCGGCCAAAGGCGAAGGGGACGAACAAGGCGACGAACAGGACGACGACGTAACGGAAGAAGAAGGTGAAGGCACCGACAAAGCCGATGGCAAGACCGGTGATGAAGCCGAGGCCGCCAAAGGCAAGGAAGCCGGTGCCGATGCAGATGCGGCGAAATCTGATGACGGAAAAAAGGATGATGACCCTGATACGGTCATGATCCCGAAAGCCCGTCTTGATCAGGAAGCACGCCGTCGCCGTGAACTTGAAGAAGAATACAACAGGATGCAACAGGAACTGGCTTTTCATAAAGGCCGGGACTCTGCGCGGAATGATGTGCCTTCTGATGGTAAGGGCGACAAAAAGCAGGACATGCCAACCGTTGAGACGATTGAAGCCCAGATCGATGAGATTTGGCAGAAAGCGGAAGACGGTGACATAACGCTTGTCGAAGCCAGGAAACTGGAACGCGCCAAACAGGGCGAGATCGAAGCCGTTCGGCAATCGAGCCAAACTCCTGACAAGTCTCAAAAGGCTGATGCCGAACCAAATCAGGCCCAGGTGCTGATTGATCGTGAAGTCAATCGTGAGGCTTTGCGTATCGCAAACGAACATCCGTATATCAACCATATGAGTGAGGCCGATATTACCTATCTCAGCTCAAAGGTTGACGAACAGATCAAGTCCGAAAACCTCAGGGTGCCGCGANTCCGACAAACTTGGCCCCGTCCTGACCGGTAAAACACTTGAGCCGTCCTCTGCATCAACACCTGAACCTTCCCCGGAACAAAAATCCCAGTTGGCCAAGGCGAAAGCCGAGCAGCGGTCAGACAAACTAAAAACAGCTGCCCAGCAACCGCCAAATTCCATCACAACCGGAACCGCAACGGGCGGGCTTGGTGATATGACCGCTGACAGGTTTGAAAGCCTGTCCGAGGCCGAACGTGAAGCCCTTCCTCCTGCTGTTCTGGAACGTATGCTTAACAGCTAGAGCAGGAATACAAGCAATGGCTACTACCGATTTTAGTGCCCTGACGTCGACACAGCGTATTGCGTGGGCGACGAAGACCTGGAATGCGGGTCGGGACCAGTCTTTCTGGTTTCAGACCAAGCTGATCGGGACCGATCAAAACCACCCCGTTCAACGCATTACCGAACTGACTGATAACGGCGGCGGTGCCAAATGTATCATGCAGCTGGTGCATGACATGGCTGGTGACGGCATTGCCGGGGATAACGACCTTGAAGGCAACGAAGAAAGCCTTGTCAATGACGACTTCGAGCTTGTGATTGATCAGCTCCGCAATGGTGTGAAATCAAAAGGCCGGATGTCTGAGCAGAAGGTCATCCTGAAGTTTCGTGAACATGCCAAAAGCAAGCTGTCGTTCTGGTTGGCTGACAAGATGGACGAATTGACGTTCCTTGTTGCTGGCGGTCGCAGCTTCTCTCTCAAGCCCGATGGCAGTGCGCGCTCGGCTTCCCAGTTGTCTCAGCTTGCGTTTGCGGCACAGATCGCTGCCCCGTCGTCTGGCCGTGTAATGTATGCCGGTGGTGTTGCTGGTGTGGCTTCTTTGACCGCGACTGACAAGATGTCGTGGGACTTGATCACCGAAGCCGTGGCACAGGCTAAACGGGCAAAGCTCCGTCCAGTTCGTATGGGTGGTAAAGACTATTACATCTGCGTTATGTCAACCGAACAGTTCCGCGATTTGAAGATGGACCCGGATTATCGGGCTGCTGTTCAGAACGCTGGCAAACGCGGGCCGCAAAACCCGATGTTTACCGGTGAAGCCGCAGTTGTTGATAACGTGTTCATTTATGACCACAACAAGGTCTGCAACACGCTGGGTATGGCATCTGGTTCAAAATGGGGTGCCGGTGGGGCCATTGATGGCGCCCAGGCCCAGTTGATCGGGGCCCAGTCAATCGGCTTTGCAACGATTGGTTCTGTTTCGTGGGATGAGTCTGACAATACCGATTACAAAAACAAACGCGGTGTTTCGACTGGTCGCATGTTTGGTGTTGTCAAACCCCAGCTGAACAGCATCAACGACAACAACACGAAGCAGGATTTCGGGACAATCTCGATCTTCACGGCTGCCTCGCGTCAGGTCAGCTGATCTGCATCAGGCAGCGCCTCTTAACCGGGGCGCTGCCTTTCCTTTTTGATCCCTATTCAGGAGAAGAGCGAAATGGCTCGCAAAAGTCTCTCGATGCAGTTGGCCTGTCACCTGACCGGCGCTGCAATTATGACAGCCGGTGGCGCTGCTATCATTTGCCTTGCCGGTAGCACGGCCAAATTGCCGATGTACGTCAATGATTCGGCGGTAACGTCTGTGCCGCTGACCTACGGCAAGCTCGACTGTGAAATTGATATCGACCAGGGCGAGGCGGTGGATATCTACCTGCAATCCCCCACCGGTCATGGGATGGTGGCCTATAACATTGTGCCGTCCGGCCCTACCGAACTGCGCATCGACCGCAACGCACGGCATTCTGTTCTGNCGGATGGCGAAACCGCAACCGGCTTTGTCGAACCGACCAATGGTCTGATTTTGCCAAACCCGGTTGTTACCGTTGCCACTGCCGATGCCGGTATCACGGTGGACGTTGGCACGATTAGCACCGATAGTGGCGATGCCGACGGTTTCATGGATGGCGTCAGTGTTGCCGCAACCGGCTTGGCAAAGGCTTCGCTGGCCAACGGGGCTGTGACGCTGGGTGCATTGCTTAAGGTTCAGGACAGCGCCAATGCCGGTGATGCCGTTCCTGAAGGTCATGTCGGGGCAGGGAAGGCCATTACCTACACCCTGACTGGTTCCCCCGATACGGCGGCAGGCGTGATTTCGATCCCGGTCTTGCTGGGCTAATTCAGGGCACGTCTCAATAACGAACGAACTATACCGAAGGTCGAGAGGCCTTCGGTTTTTTATTGACCCGCAGGAGACTTTTCAAATGTCGCTACCTGATAAACTTTTCGTTTGGGACATGGCCGCACGCGCCAGCCGCCCGAAACGTGAACACGCCATTCCTTACAAAGACCGTGACGGTGATTTCATCGTCGCATGTGGCTATCGCGAACCCGGTACAGTGCCGATTGCCTATGCCAAGCATTTCAATTCAGCCGGTTTTCGCCTGACCTATGACGAAGAAGGCGTGAAGCCCTATGAATTCGCAACCAAAAGCAATGAACGTGATGCCTCTGGCGGTGTGCGGCTCAAGCCCGGCCAGACCGTTGCGCATCTCAGCGAGCTTAAAGCCGACGCCTTGTCGGATCGCTGCCAGCTCGAAGGCATTGATACCAGCGGTATGAAGGCCAAGGATATGCTTGCTGCGTTGCTGTCTGCCGATGGTGCATCTGGCAGCGACAGGCAATCTGCTGACGATGAAGATGATTTTAACCCGGCCGATGTCGAGCTTGATGACGAAGACGGAAGCCAGGGCGATGACGACAACATCGATGTTGATCAGCTCATCAATAATGCGATGAAGGACTGATCGATGCCTCTTTATAGCGCCCGCCAGATCGCCGAGGAAGCCCTGCGCAAGATTGGTGCCTATAGCATCAATGATAGCGAAGCGCAACAGAACCAGCTTGAAATTGCCCTAGAATGGCTGGGCCTGATCCTCGACGAGGCGGGCGCTATCGGCCTTCCGTTCTTGCGCGAACGGACATTCGACATTCCCCTTGTCGAGGGCGATACAAGTTACCCGCTGGCGGATGCCACGATCAGCGGTGTTGTTTTCCCTCTTAATGCCTGGCTCGTTCATACGTCACTTGGCACCGTTCGCCAGATTGACCTTCTCACCCGTGAAGATTGGGACCGGTGCGTCACCGGCGAAGCCCTGATCGAAGGGGAACCGCAGAACATTTTTGTTGATCAGGTCGGTTTGCGCACTCTGCATATCGACCGGATACCCACCGAAGATGTGGCACAAACCTATCAGGTCAAAATCCGGGCACAAACCTACAGCGACACATCAACCACGGCCGAGAATGGCGCGTTGATGGCCTTGCCGCCGATGTGGAACATGTGGGCCATTTATGCGCTT